CGTGTGTTCGGGCGTGACCTCTATGACGGCCTAGACAAGAAGGCTCTCCAGAAGACCAAGTGGGACGTGGCAGAACTAACCCCCGAACAAATCACATACGCCACGCTAGACGTAGACGGCTTGCCGACGATCCATGAGCAGCTTCTGCGCGACTTCCCACGCGGCCTAGAGAGCGTCTATCGGTTCGATAAGAAGTCCATCGTGGCGGGACTGAAGGCCCAGCGCCACGGTTTGCCCATACGGCACGACGACCTGCGTGAAGAGATCAGCCGTGTTGAGGGTGAGGCGCACCGCCTGCAAGCGCTGCTTGCCCCTCTTAACGTCAACAGCCCCAAGCAGGTCACAGCGGCGCTGGGCATCGAGAGCAGCGGCGACCGCGTGCTGGCTGGCCTCGTGGCCGACGGCAACAAGCAGGCCAGCCTCATTCGAGAGTGCAGGGGACAGCTCAAATACTTGAACTTCCTCACCAAGCTCGGGGCCAAGCCTCGCTTCTACGGCACACTTCAGCCAGCGGCCCGCTCTGGGCGGTTCACATCATCCAAAGAGAACATCCAGAACTTGCCACGCGACACTAAGCGTTTCATCGGATCGGACACGAATGTGATCCTGTCGGCTGACTTCGCTCAACTTGAGCTGCGTACCATCGCCGCCATCACGGGCGACGACGCCATGTGTGAGCTATTCATAAGCGGAGCGGACCTGCACAACTACGCCGCAGAGCAGCTATTCGGCCCTGACTACACTAAGACAGACCGCCAGATCGCCAAGGTGTTCAACTTCTCGACACTATACGGCGCGGGCGTCACCACCATCGGCCTCATCTTGCTTACACAGACTGGCATCTCGCTGCCCGAGCACAAAATCAAGGAGTACAAGCGCAAGTGGCTTGAGGCGTTCCCTGGCATCGCAACGTGGCAGCGGCAGGGCTTCACCCGTCACGAGATGGGCCACCCGCACCGCACGCCACACGGGCGGCCCTACACGAGCGCCCGCTCGACTGATCACCTGTCTATCGAGAACCAAGGCGCAGGGGCGGAGGTTGCTCGCATCGCCCTGCACCGCATCAGCGACACATTGCCGCAGGGCGCTGAGCTGATCAATTTCATCCACGACAGTTACGTTGTGGAAGCGCCGAACGACCCCGCCATCTACAAACCAGCGGCGGCGGCTATGAAGGCGGCTATGGAGTATGCGTGGGAGCGTGCACCCCTAGACCGTCGGGGCATCACTATGCCCGTCGAGGTGGGCGTCGCCCACGACCTGAAGAGCGCAGACGCGCTTGAGAACTGCATTTACACCCTAGGAGAACAATAATGGAACAACTGCACCTCGAACAGAACAGCCAAGAGTGGCTGGACGCCCGCAAGAACTACCGCACCGCCAGCGAGGCGGCTATCGTGCTCGGCATCAGCCCGTTTACCTCTGTAGATAACTTTAAGCTAATTAAAGCAGGCGTGAAGCAACATTATTACTCATCAGCCATGCAGCAGGGCCATGACCTAGAGGAACGGGTGCGATTGCTGGCCAACAGCCACTTCAACCGTGACTTCAAGGACGAGTGCTGGGTAAACGGCAGCTATATGGCGAGCCTTGACGGCATCGACGGCGACACACTGGTCGAGCTGAAGGTATCGGATCGGACCTATCGTGACCTGAAGGACGGTATCATGCCTGCTTACTATCACGCCCAAGTGCAGCAGCAACTCTTCTGTAGCCCTGCCGAGGTCGGCTACATCGTGGCCTACTCCCCCAAGGCCGATGAGATCGCTATCAGCGACCGTATCGAGCTTGACTACGCCGTGATGGACAAGATCGGGGCCGCTTGGGAGGCGTTTGACGCTATGCCAGTGCCTGAGATCGCTGACATGTCCAACGACGGGGCAGTCATGGAGCTGTTCAAGGAGTATGCACGGCTCAAGGCAGAGGCGGACAGGATCAAGGACGACATGGATCGGGTCAAACAGGACTTGATCGCGCACGCCAACGACCACAGCGTCACGGCGGGTGACTACAAGCTCACCAAAGGCAAGCCGCGTGTCACCTACGACTACAAGAAAGCGGCGGCGGGCGTTGACCTTGAGCAGTATCGCAAGGAGAGCGAGGGCGCATGGACCATCTCACTACCGAAGAACCCGTTCCTATGAGCTACCTACCGCACCAGATAGAGACCGCCGACAAGTGCGCGGCGGTCATCAAGGAGCGGGGCTTGTGTCTGCTTCAGGGCGAGATGCGTACAGGCAAGACCCGCACGGCATTGCGTACGCTTGAGCTGCTCGGCGCTAAGCGTCCGCTCATCGTCACTAAGAAGGCGGCCATAGCGGGCTGGGTGTCTGAGATCGACGCCGTGTCCCTCAGCCTCGCCCCTCCCTACGTCACCAACTACGAGCAGTGCGCCAAGCTGGCCGCTGACGACTTCGACTTCGTGGTCGTAGACGAGAGCCACGCTGTCTCACGGCCTGGCAAGCCCACGCAGCGCTGGAAGCACATCGCCCGCATATCACGCGGCAAGCCCGTGCTGCTTATGACAGGCACACCGACCACAGAGAGCCTGCTCCAGCTCTACTACCAGTTTGCTCTCTCCGACAGGTCGCCCCTGCGCTACAAGAACTTCTACGAGTTCTTCCGCGCTTGGGGTGTGCCGTCACAGATACGGCTTAATGGGCGGTGGGTCGAGATGTATAAGAAGGCCAAGCCCGAGCTGCTCGACCGCGCCCAGCCTTGGATCGTCACCCTGACGCAAGAGCAGGCTGGCATCACGCACAAGGCGATTGATCGGGTTCACACCGTGCCGCTGAGTGCAGCCACCAAGGCGCTGATCGCCACTATACAGAAGGACAAGGTGGTAACGCTACCCAACGGCTCCATCTATGCAGCCGAGAGCGACATGTCCGAGCGGGTGACGATACACCAGATCGAGGCGGGTGCTATGCTGCACGAGGATGAGCTGATCAACCTTCCCAATACCGAGGTGATCGACTACATCGCTGAGACGTGGGGAGACAGCGAGGGGCTGGCACTCATGGCGCACTTCCGCAGCACACGCATGAAGCTGGAGCTGAACTTCCCGAAGGCGTCTATCTTCTCAAGCGTGGCGCACGCCGAGGGGGTGAGCCTCGCAGACTTCGAGCACTTCGTCATCGTCAACAGCGACTACTCGGGGGCGAAGTTTGTGCAGCGGCGGGATCGAGGCGTCAACCTCAACAAGCGCACCGACGCCATCGTGAACCACATCGTGACCGACGGCGGAGTGAGCAAGCACGTCTACAACGCCGTGAGCAAGAAACTAGACTTCACACTCACCAACTACAGGAGGCTCCGTGCAGTCTGAGAGCAGCATCCAGAAGGCGATACTGAATATCTTGAACGCCCGCAAAGACACATGGGCGGTTAAGACAGTGACGACCAACCGCAACGGCACGCCAGACATTCTAGCGTGTATCAGGGGGAGGTTCGTCGCAATCGAAGTGAAGACCGCGAAGGGCGTTGTTGCGCCCTTGCAGCACCATCAAATAAACTTGATCAACAACACAGGCGGCATCGCTATGGTGGCGCGCAGCACACAAGAGGTGAAAGACATGCTGACAACAATCGAGAAAATGGCAATCCAAGACGGCGACTTCGAGACTTTGGACACGGTTGACCCCATTATCCGCGAAGAACTCATCGCGCTGCGGGACAAACTAGAGGCTGTGGTGGATCACCTACTGCCGCTCCTACACGCCGACACAATAAATCCAGAGGACATCGAAAAAGTGCTTGATGTTTGCAAATAGTTGCACTAATTGTTGTTCATAGAAAATTAACCAAGGAGAACTAACATGAGCACGGGGGACAACATGATCCTCAGACGTAAGGCTAACGAGTTTCGCGTCTGGCGCGCAGGGCAGTCAGTCGGCTGGGATTGCACCGCCAAGGAGCTTGCGGCTGAGCTTGGGCTGAATATCAACACCATCCGCAACATATGCAACCAAAAGGGCTGGAAGTTGGCAGATGGCCATCACTATGGGTCTGTCCGCGAAAAGCGTGAAGTCGACTACTACTTCGAAGAATAACCAAGGAGAACCACCATGCAAGAAACAATCCTCATCACAAACTATCACCCAGACGGCTTCGCCTTTGCTCTCAACGAGGCAGGCGAGCAGATATTTATCCCGCCATATGCTATCGACGGGGCTGAGCTTCAGCGCGGCAAGCGCTATCAGGCTGTGCTCATCGAGAACCACAAAGAGCACCAGCGCGAGCGCACGCCGTGGATGGCTGTCAGCGTGATTGGCGACACGCCAGCGGCGGAGCCTGAGCCAGTTAAAGGCCCATACGAGACGCCGCTGACTGCGGAGGAGCTTGACGAAGCCGTGTATGACCTAATCTGCGAGTGCGCAATCGTCACCACGGGCGAGCTTGCAGAGCACCTTGATGTAACCACGACAACGGCAGGCAACTCGGCCATGCGCCTCTTCAACGCTGGCAAGATCAGCAAGGCGGATGTGTACGCCAAAGTCGGGCAGTCGCGCCCATCCTTCATCCTGTGGGCATCAAAAGCATCAGACTTCTTGGAGGAAAGCGCATGACCCAGCAAATCATCGCAGACATCAAACGTCACGGCATTATCACGGCATCGGTCATTCACAGGCTAGACATCGACACGCTGCTCTGGCTGGAGAAGAAGGAGGCGGGCAAATGATCACCGCAGCAGCCTGCCTC